GGAATAGGAGAACATTTACAAAGTGATTGGGCAAGATTAGTATTTGCTTTACTACTTGTTATTGCTTTTGTTTTTAAATTGTATTATGACTGGAAACGAGATAAGGTTGCTCAAGCTACAATGAGAGAAATGAAAGGTTATTTGAAAGCAATGGCGGACCATTATACGGAGGAAGTAAGTGGACGTCAGATGGAAAAATTAATTAAAAATGGTGTGGAATTATTAAAAGCAAGGATAGGTATTGATGTGGCAAAAATAATAATTCATAACAATGTAGCAACTACTCCAGATATTGAAAGGAAAGTTGAAGCTCATGTAAAGAATGCTTTTGAATATTTTCAGTTAAATATGGGAATGTTTAAATATAAAGGAATTCAATTATCTCGGTATATACCGGAAGAACATTATTATGATCATGTTTTAAAGTATTGTATAGATATGGTAAAACATCCCAGAAAATCACATAGTGATGGTTTGGAAGATTTAAACAGATTTTCCAGTTATATGATTACTAAATTTGCTAAAATGGAGACTACCATGTTTAAAGAAATTTATAAATTAAAAATTGATGAAAATGGAACGTACTAAGTACAAAGGACATATAACAGTTCATGAAAAAGCATTAATAACACAACTTGCTACACGTATGGCTTTAGCTTCTACATTAGGTACGCAACAATATGGTGGAGAAAGAGATATTTACCAAGCATTGGGTTATAAAAAGTCATTAACATATGAAGATTATTGGGTAAAATATAAAAGACAAGATATGGCTAAGGCTATTATTGATCGTCCTGCTATTATAACTTGGTCAGGTAAACTATCCATTACTGAAGGAGAAGATACGGAAAGTGAATTTGGAAGAGTGTGGGATGAATTAAATATTGAGTTAAAATTAAAATCCAGATTAATTCGATTGGATAAATTAACTGGTATTGGTTCTTATGGTGTATTGTTATTAGGATTTGATGATGTTTCTACTTTAACAGGATTTCAAAATGAAGTTAAGTCTGGTTCAAGAAAGTTGTTATATGTTAAACCTTATGGAGAAGGTAGTGCTAAAATTAAAAAATTTGAAGCCAATCCAAGATCAAAAAGATTTGGATTACCATTAATTTATACATTAAAGTCTAACGAAGAACAAGGAGAAAATTTATCACCAGAATTAAGTCAAGAATTGGATGTACATTATACAAGAATAGTACATGTGGCTGGTGAGTTATTAGAATCTGAAATATATGGTGTTTCTAAATTAGAAGCCGTATTTAATAGATTAATGGATTTGGAAAAATTAGTAGGAGGTGATGCTGAAATGTTTTGGAGAGGAGCTCGTCCTGGTTATTCAGGAAAAGTGGATCCAGATTTTATGATGACACCTGAAACGAAAAAAGAATTGAAAGAACAAATTGATGAATATGAACATAATTTACGCAGAATATTTGTAAATGAAGGAGTGAGTCTTGAAGCTTTGGCTCAACAAATAGCGGATCCTAAAAATCATGTGGATGTACAAATTTCCATGATTTCTGCTGTTACTGGTATTCCTAAAAGAATATTAATTGGTAGTGAACGAGGGGAATTGGCTTCCGGACAAGATAGAAGTGAATGGTTATCTTTTGTGGAAACAAGAAGAACAGAATATGCAGAACCAATAATAATTCGTCCCTTTATAGATCGGTTAATTGAATATAAAGTTTTACCCTCACCAAAAGATGATAAGTATATTGTTCGATGGGAGGATTTATTATCATTGACAGAAAAAGATAGAGTGGAAATTGGAAAAAGCAGATCAGTAGCATTAAGAGAGTATTCTTCCAATCCTGTAGCAAGCGCTATGATTCCATTTAAGGCTTTTGTTGAATATTTCTTGGGATTATCCGATATTGAGATTAGCAAGATTGAAAAGATGCAAGACGATGATATTGGAGAAGAACAAAAGGCTTGGCAAGAAATGAGGGATATGATGTTAATACCACAAGAACCAGAAATAAAGAAAAGTGATCCTACAAAACAACCAGAACAAAATTAATATGTGTGAAGTACATACCATAGTGACCAATGAAAGAGTAGATCCATATAATTATGATCCTACCAGAACGACTACTTTAAGAAACGCATTTAGCAGAGCTATGCGCCGTCGTTTTGATGAATTAATAAAAGTGATCAGGATAAGTGTGGTAACGCAGGACGCCTTAGGACTTAGTGAGGAGAGGCAAAATACACCGTTTACCTTTCAAATGAATCCGGCTTCACCTGGACAATTTGATTTTCCTCGTTCGGCGGATAAAATTGATGCTTTTATGCGATGGTTGGAAGAGCAAGTAGAAAGAGGAATTTTAACTACTGGAACATATTCTCAATTAGGTTCAGCTTTTGATCAAGCTTGGACTAATTTGTATATATTGGATTCTTATAAAAGAGGAATAATCCGAGCCAATAGAGAAATGAGAAAATTAGGATTTAATATCCCATCCATAGAAGATCAGGGGGGAATTGATGTGGTAATGCAAAATCCAATTCATATGGATAGAGTAGCATTATTATTTACCAGAGTATATGAAGGATTAAAAGGGATAACAACAGCAATGGATACTCAAATTTCAAGAGTTTTGGCACAAGGAATGATTGATGGAGATAATATGCAGACAATAGCAAGAAAATTAATTGCCACAATAAATGGTACAGGAATGGGGGATTTGGCAATTACAGATACATTAGGTAGATTTATACCTGCAAGAAGGAGAGCGGAAATGTTAGCTCGTACAGAAATAATAAGGGCACATCATTTGGCAACAATACAAGAATATCGAAATTGGCAAATGGTAGGAGTTTATGTAAAAGCTGAATGGATGACCGCAGGAGATAATAGAGTATGCAGTCAGTGTGCAGGAATGCAAGGAGAAATATTTAAGTTGGATGTTATTGAGAAGATGATTCCATTACATCCTCAATGTAGATGCATTGCTTTACCTTATAGAACTAATGAGAAAATACAAATAAAACAGCCGTTATGAATAATGTAATACAAGTAAACGAAAATTATACCATTCGAGCGGAAATGCTTGATGGTGTTAAGTATTTGGTTGTTCCAGTTGTTATGATGATGGAAGGAGTACATAATGGAAGTCATGGACCTTTATTTCATACAGCGGAAGAACTTGGGAAATTTCCGGAATCTTGGGATGGTATTCCAGTAATTGTACAGCATCCACAAGTTGAAGGAATCAATGTATCTGCAAACAGACCTGATGTTATTGAGTCTGTAATAGGCAGAGTCTTTAATACTCATATGGATGGTGATAAGTTAAAAGCAGAAGCTTGGTTGGATGAACAAAAACTTATTGCTATGGGTTCTGATATTATTTTGGATTATATCCGTAGCCAGAAACCACTTGATGTGAGTGTTGGTGTTTTTGTAGAAGAAGAAGAAACGGAAGGAGAATGGAATGGAGAAACGTATAGTGCTATTGCCAGAAATTTGAGACCAGATCACCTTGCTCTACTGCCCGGGGAGGAAGGAGCTTGTTCTTGGACTGATGGTTGTGGTATTAGATTAAATAAGAAAGGAGGACAAAATGTGAAAAAACATGAACCGTGGCTTGTTATGCTGACAAACCAAACGGAGTACACAGAATTACAAAGGAAAGTACAAGAGAAATTAGATTCGTTGGATTCTGGAGGAACTTACAATTATCTTTCTGCTTTATATGATGACACTGTTGTCTATGAAGTAAGAAATTCAAATGCAGGGGAATCCAAATTTTATAAGCGAGGCTATTCTGTTGGGTCTGATGGTTCTGTGACTTTTGCAGAGGAAAAGATGCAAGTCATAAGGAATGTGGAGTATACTCCCATTGCAATGAATTCGGAAGGTACGCCGAAGATAAAACGTACCAAAATTAGTAATTCTTTAAAACAGGAGGAACAAAGTATGAGTAATGAAAAGAAACCTTGTTGCCCGGATAAAGTAAATGCTCTGATTGCTAACGCAAAAAGTAAATTTACTGACGAAGACAAGGAATGGCTGTTAACTTTATCAGCCGAAGCTCTGGCTAAATTGGAAGTTGTTGAAGAAGCTCCTCAAAAAGCTCCAGAAATAACTACCGATCAAGCCAAGAAAGTAATAATGGAAACAATGAAATCTACGGATGATTTTATTTCATTGTTACCGAAGAATCTACAAGATCAGATGAAGTCCGGTCTTGCTCTGCATGAAGCTCAAAGAGCTGAAATGATTAAAACAATCTTGGATAACTCTAAGGATGTTTGGGGAGAGGATGAACTAAAAGCTATGGATACTGAAATGCTTACAAAGCTTTCAAAGTCTGTTGCTTCTCAGGTGAATTATTCACCTATGGGTATTGGGAACAATCGTAAGGAAGTGGTTACCCATAAGGAAGAACCAATGATTCCGATTGAATTTGAACAAAACAAAAATTAAGAAAGGAGAGTTAAATTATGGCTTATACTATTAAAATTAAGAAATACTCTGATGTTATTGAAGAGTTAGTAGCTGCTGGAACAATTACTCCTGGGATGTTTTTGGAATTAGATTCTGCTGGGAAAGTA